CATGCTCCATTTGAAGATTATGATTTAGTAGCACTAAGAACGCCAACTAAACCATGCCAACATTATATCGATCGCAACGCTGCGACCGGTGTAAAATCTTAGGAAGATCAGCCTTAAGACAAGACTAACAGGAGGGAAAGATATGAGCGAGTTTTCACGCCTCAAAAAAATACTAACCTGGACAATAATGTCCACAGCAGTTTTAGCACTAACAGTAACATCAGTAGCCAGCGGTAATCAAGACCGTGCCTTTGGTTTTAAGATAGCCCGAGCACAGCAACAACAGACTAAAGTCTTAGAACGTCAATTGGCTTGCCTAGCCCGTAATGTATTTTACGAAGCCAACGGCGAACCCATGGCAGGACAGATGGCAGTGGCCCAGGTCACAGTCAATCGTGCCCGCAGTGGACTATTCCCCAATGACTTATGTGCTGTGGTTGCACAATCTACCATAGTAGGTAGCAATACCAAGGTATGCCAATTCTCATGGTACTGTGACAGTGACCGTAACAAAACACGGGTCATCAAACCATCAGAGTCCAGCTATATCGCCGCCAAGCGAGTTTTCTTAGAAGGCCACAAGGTAGCTAAGATTGACAAAGACGTCATGTGGTTCCACGAAGATTCAGTAAAGGTCAACCCACGTTGGCCACACAAGGTTGCTACCAAAATTGGTAACCATGTGTTCTACACTCGACAAAAATAACTTGACAACTGCCTATCACTCGTGTATAATACATGCATGAGTGATAGATATCAAGACCCAAATTGGGGCAAGCACGGTAATCCAAATAGAACTGATTGGTCCCAATCCTCGCGTGGATTAAATGACTTAACACCAAAACATTGGTCAACGAATCGTCCAGATCGCCCACTTTTCCATGACGGTATGGACGCTAAAGTCAGTGTTTGGTCTATAGTTTGGGTTATAGCTTTTATCATCATACTCAGTGGGTTTAGTGACACTGCCCGTGGGGTAATATTCTATGGTATTAACATTACGGAAAACTGGTATGCCAGCGTGGACAGCTTATTAGACGCATTAGGTGCACCTAAACTACCGTAACAACTAAATAATTATATAGTGACAAAATCACTATATTTTAACTATGCCCAAAAGGCGAAAGGAAGTAAAATGACTAAACAAGCGGACCTAACCGAATTAGCTACAGAAGCTATGGTTGCAAGTATTCCTGCTACTCCAGTTCAACCACAAGCAGAAACACCATGTACTGAAAAAGACACGGCTTGTAACAAACGTTGGATTGATAGTTTAAGCGATTGCTGTTAATCAAATAAATTTTTTACTGTTGACACTGGCCGATAAATACTGTAAAATGTATTATCAACCAGGGGTCAATGATGACTGTAGATTTTCAAAGAATAGAGAACTGTCACGTAGTTCATAAACCTTGGGGAACAGAAACTTGGTTAATGCCAGGTAATGATGTTTACCCATTTGCACTCAAAGAATTAATCTTAAAAGCAGGCTTTGTAACAAGCCTACAAGTTCACCAATTTAAATCAGAAAGCATACACTTACATAAAGGTAATGGTGCGCTGATTTATTTTCCATACTATTTCAACTGCGAACGTTATTTGGCTGGTGGATATACAGAAGAAGATATCGCGCATATCAAAAGCCAATTAATAACACAAGAACTAGCACCAGGCGCAGTATTCCATACCCCGCCCTGCACCATTCATCGCATGGTTGCCTATGATGATCTACATTATACAGAAGCCAGCACTACTCAATTAGATGACGTTATACGTCTTGAAGACTCTGCAAACAGAGGACATGGAAGAATCGATGCCGAACACCAACAATAAATTAACAGTACTAATCCTAGCCGCGGGCTATGGTCGTCGCATGGGACCATTTGGTCGTATGATACCTAAAGCACTGATTCCGTATGACAACAAACCTTTGATCAGTCACATCATGGCTAAGTTTGACGTGGGCACACGTTTTGTTGTTGCCTGTGGTCATATGGGTCAATACATTAAAGATTATGTTGGTGTAGTCCACAGCGATAAAGATGTGGTGTTTGTAGACATTCCTAACTATGCAGAAGGTGATACAGGCCCTGCAACCAGCATACAGGCCTGTGCAAAATATCTACATGGTGGATTCATGTGGTTGGCCTGTGATACCTTATTTGATTTTGAATATAGAGATAAATTAGATCACGATTGGATTGGTGTCCATCCAGTAGACAGCAGTATCGCACAAGACTATTGTTGGATTGAACGTGAAGCTGATAAGATTATCAGCGTAAAGAATAAACTGCCTAGCAAGACCGCAGTTGATGCGTTCATTGGTTTGATGTATGCCAAAGATGATCAATACCTAAACAACTTGATCCATCGTAAAGCCAAAGAAACACCAGAAGGATTTGATGGACTTAAATTAAAAGCACACACGGTGCGTGGTTGGAAAGACTTTGGCACTTATGAGAAATGGGAAGAACTAAGCAGTGAGTTTACAGATGTAAGTTTTCCTAAACCAGATGAACTATTCTACAACGATAATAAAAAGATCGTCAAGTTCTGGACTAACCCTAAACAGGCAGAAATGCGTGTTAAGAGAGCTAACTGTAACCCAGAAGCTATGCCTAGTAACGTAGAACAATCAGGAAACTTCCTAATACACGACTTTGCCAAGGGTGACATCGTTTATAATCAATACACACCAGAGGTATTTGAAAATATGTTGGCTTGGTGTGAAACGACATTGTGGAAACCAGCACCACCCGAGAACGATGCTGATATTGATCATCTTACTATCTGTAATAAATTCTATCATGATAAAACTATGGAACGTGTTGAAATGTTCCGCGCCAAGTATGCTAACTGGTCAGAGCCTTGTGTGGTTAATGGGGTTGAAGTAGATACTATCGATACATACCTAAACAAGATTGACTTTACTTGGTTAACGACAGAAACTTCATGGAAGTTTATCCACGGTGACCTACACTTTGATAATACGATTTATCAACATGGTCAATACCTGGGCCCATTGACTAACTACGAAGAACACAAAAAACATTTCGCAGATCAATTCACTGCTATCGATTGGCGTACTGACTTTGGTGGTGCACTATATGGCGACCAATATTATGATCTAGCAAAAATGCTAGGTGGTTTACATCTAAGTTATAAAGATATCAAACATGAACGTTATAGCTATACAGAACGTAATGATTATGCTACAATAGAAGTTCCTAGCGTAAAAGATGTACAGATATATGAAGACATCTTACAGCGTTGGGTAGTTAAACAAGGACTTGATTGGAAGAAGGTTAAGACACTTGTGCCAATCATCTATTTGAACATGAGTCCCTTACACGAAGCACCGTTTGACAAGTTCTTGGTAGCATTGGCTCAATTACACTTTAACAAGGTGCTTGGATAATGTATAAAAGATTTATCATGGATGTAGATGGTGTATTAAATGACGGTATGCTCTATTGGGGTGTAGATGGGAAACCATTTAAGGCCTTTGGTAACTATGATCACGATGGATTAAAAATACTCCGTGATCATCTAGACATAGAGTTTGTTAGTGCTGATGAAAATGGCTGGCCTATCACCTATAACCGCGTCACCACACATATGAAATTTCCTGTGACCATGGTTAAAGAAAAAGATAGACTTAAATGGGTCTTAAGCAAGGGAGATCCAAAGGAAACTATCTTCATGGGTGACGGACCTTACGATGCAAAAATATTTCCACATGTGGGATTAAGTTTTGCCCCAGCACAGGCTTGGAAAACAGCAATTGAAAACGCAGATGTTGTTACAGATCGTGAAGGCGGTAAAGGAGCGGTTATGGACGCCTGCGTGCATATTATGTATTTAATGGGGATTGAACATGGATTTTAGATTAGGATTTGGGCCTATGAGCCGTGAAGTAATTACAGCAATCTGTAACTACACACACGATACAAAAAGACCTTTGATGATTATCGCAAGCCGTAATCAAGTTGATGCAGAAAGTGGTTATGTGATGACTACCCCAGAACTGCGAGAACTATTAAACACATTGCCAACTGACTATGTTTGGATGTGTCGTGATCATTGCGGCCCATACTTCTTAGACAGTGAAAAAGGACTCAGCCTTAAAGACGCAGTAGAAGCAACTAAGAAAACCATCGCCTATGATATCGAACAAGGCTTTAATCTAATACACATTGACACCAGTCGTGTTGATGATACTTATGGCGTCGCTGAAGAATTATTTAAATTCTGTATCGATCTTAATCCTAACCTAAGATTTGAATTTGGTACTGAGGAAAACGTAGGTGTAGCCGCAGGTGCAGTCAAATATCGTGAAGATGTGGCCTTTGCCAAAAACATGCCCAATATTGAATTCGTGGTAGCACAAACAGGTAGCCTATGCTATGAAGATCATCAAGCCGGTACATTTGAGATTGACACAGTTCGCGATCTAGTCCGTGTGGCAAATGACAATGGAGTTAAACTAAAAGAACACAATGCTGACTATCTGTCAGCTGACCAAATACGTCTACGCAGAGCCTTAGGAGTCCATGCTATGAATATTGCTCCACAGCTAGGGGTAGTGCAGACTAAACTACTGAAAGAACTTTGCCTAAGTCGCGTGGGAGAAACAGAATGGAATGCATTTAGTCAAGTGGTCTTGGCTAGCAATCGTTGGAAGAAATGGACAGACAGCGAGCTAGATGATCAGAAAGTCATTGTTGCTGGACACTATTGTTTCAATAGTCCAGAATATCGTGCTATCCTCGAAGCACTTAAACAACACGCCAATTGGGAAGAAGAAATCCAATCTACTCTCTGGTACGTGTTTGATAACTATACCACCAATTTGCAATTCTAATGAAAGTTTTCTATAACGTCAAAATCACTGATGTTAAAATGTCGTATCCCTATGCTGGTACAGTCTATGATCGTGCTAGTTGGTTTCCTGTAAGCAATAGATTTGATATTTTTAAATATTGTCTTGCCAGCCGTGCAGTGATGAGTCCATTGGTAGACAAATTTATATTCTATATTGATCTCGCTGAATTTGCTTCTAGACAACAAGAACTTGAAGCATACATGCTGTCCATATTCCCCCAAGACAAATTAGAAATCAATTGGTATAGGATTGATCGTACACGTCAATGGCGTGAAATTAGTGAACAGTTTGATAACGATGAATTGATTTGGTATGAAGGCAATGACGATCATATTTTTATTGATAGTAATCTCGACATGATCGAAAGTGCTATCAATCGTTTAGAGTTAGATCCGGATCCCAATGCTGTGGTCTACTATAGCCATTGGCCAGAACAGATGCGCATGAGTTTGTTACATAATGGTGAACTAACAGCCGATGGCGATTTTATTAAGTTTCAGTGGGACACAGTTGATAGCTTACTGTTGATGAAAGCCAGCAGATTTAAACGCTACTGGTTTGAAACAGACTGCGGTGAGGACAACATGTATCGCTCAGATCCTCTGGGTTGGCAATATGGTTATAAGATACCTGGTACTGTGTATTCTCCTACCAAAGAACTAATACGTCACTATGATGGATACAGTCACGTGGGTAAATTATTAGGTACCATAGCACCTCCTTTGTATGTCCCCTCTGGATTCTTTGAGAATAACATGAAGGTGTGCGTGGGGTATCCAGAAAGACGAGACGGGTGGACTAACTTATATCCAGCCGCAGAAAGATTATACAGCATAGATCCCAATGGTGTTGAAGCTCGTTGGTGCGAAGAAGATATCCCTGTATTTTGGCGAGCACGGATCAGAGAAATAGACGTAAATCCCAGTCAGGATCTTGACCTGCTAAAGCAGGCACGTGATGCGGCATTCCTGGCCATGACACGCATACCTCTGAAAGCACACGGACACGAATTTGGCACAGAGTGCCATCCTCAAATTTGGTTCAAAAAACACCTATTATCTCAGTAAATTTTGATTGACATTTTGGTAAATTGACTGTATAATGTTTACATACAATAACAAAACAGGAGCAGATAATGAAAAGACAAACATATTATTTCAAAGTAGGTAAAGAACAGCACAAAGTTATTGCTGAGTCTGCCGGACACGCCATGCAATGGATGAACCGTCAGGTAATGGACCAGCTAAACATGGGCCCGTTTGCGTGGATGGATGACGCTAAACCTAACACATACTATGCTTCTGCAGGCAATTATTGGGACTAATAAAATCAATGACTTACAAGGCCTAAATTTTGGTTGACAAACACCTAAAAAGGTGTTATAATGTTTACATAGAATAAGAAAGCAGACAACTGCTTCACAATATTTTAACTAATATAAAGGACTAGACAAATGCAGGCATTCGTAAAAATTAAGAACGGCAGTTATCGTAATCAAGAAGTTCGAGATGAAGTGTTTCCACTCATCAAACAATTCCAATTAGGTAGTAAGGGTGGTTACATCACAGTAGACGGCACAGGTCGTTTTGGTAAAGACAAAATCCGTGTTACCGTAGCAAGCCCTACAGATTACGAACTAGTAGAAGCTTCAGAAGCACCTGTGGTAGCATCACAAGAAGATGACGAACAACGTATGAGCGAAATCGCTGAACGTTTTGACATCTTAAATGAAATGACCAAGGCAGTATTAAACGGAGATATCCGTGCTATGATCGTAGCAGGCCCTCCGGGTGTTGGTAAGTCATATGGGATCGAAGGTGAGCTTGAACGTGCTAACTTGTTTGATCAAATCTCAGGCCGTAGAGTTAAATCAGAAATGATCAAAGGTACGGCAAGCGCACTAGGTATGTATAAGGCATTGTACAAGTACAGTGATGAAAACTCAGTTATCGTATTTGATGACTGTGACAGCATCCTGCTTGATGAAGTATGTCTTAACCTGCTTAAAGGCGCACTCGACTCAGGAAAGAAACGTAGGATTTCTTGGTTAGCAGATTCACACTCACTACGCAACGAAGGTATACCCGATCAGTTTGATTTCAAAGGTGGTGTGATCTTTATTACTAACCTTAAGTTTGATCAAATGAAATCGCAAAAGACACGTGATCACTTGGATGCTATCCAATCACGCTGTCACTATCTAGATCTAACACTTGATACCATGCACGATAAAATCCTGCGTATTAAACAGATCGCACGCACAGGTGAGCTGTTCTCAGACTTTGCGTTTAATCAGTTTGATCAAGACTTGATTATTGAGTTTATGACAGATAATCAAGCACGTTTACGTGAAGTATCGCTACGTATGGCTATCAAGATAGCACAACTTAAAAAGAGCTTTCCATTAAAATGGGTAGCCCTAGCAAAAACAACTTGTATGAAATCAATTTAAGGAGAAACAATATGTGGGATAATTTTAGAACGTGGATGTATATAAACTCAATTCAGATCACTTGGTTCTTGATAGGCTTATTCACGGCCTTTGGATTAACTGATCTGGGCACTGGTAATTTGATTGGTGCACTGATTAACTTTGGCCTAGCTGGACTTAATTACGGTTTAAGAAAGATCTAATATCAGAATTGCGTGATCAGTATAACGCATCTATTAAATATTAGTAACAGTTTTCATCGCACTTATCTATTGTCTAGCTCCTAGTGCGATGACCTCAAAGCCCGGGTAGAAATACCCGGGCTTCTTTTTAGGTTGACTTTCCAATACTAACCATCGTATACTAATAGTATGTTAACCTATCCCTATATAGAAGACTATTTGGAATATCTTGGTGGGTATGAAGTGGGGCTTACTGCCTTGATCACACCACACAGCGTGAATAGAATAAGCCTGGCTCGCTATGACATAGCCATAGTAAACAGCATGGCATCAACGACTGTGTTTGGCACAGCACTGACTGATAAGCAAGCAGAACTAGCTGTTAAACTGGTGTTAAAGTACCGCAGGCAGTTTGCTAAACTAGGAATAGATGTAAGCCCAGCGGAGTCGCCTGTATTCCGGTTGGCTCCACGTAAGATGGATCGTACTCAAGCTGTTTGGCTAGATGGTGATCACATAGTAGTCAAGTTCCCCTATGACAATGACTTGATCAAAGAACTACAAAACTTCAGGGAAACTAGCCAAGGTAAGGCCTGGTATGATCGTGATAAAAAACAATGGAACTTGGCCGTAACAGAATACAATGTTAATTGGATTTTGCCATGGGCTAACGGCTATAGGTTTGAAGTTGATCATCGTGTACAGGAGTTATTTGCACAAATACTTGAGTGCGAACAGCAACTATATGAGATCAAACTAGTCCAAGATAAGAAGGGATATAAAATAACCAATGCCACAGATAGTTTAAATGAATATATAGAACAGCGTGGTGGGTTTGGCCGAGATAACTTGGTCAAGTTAATTGACCTTGCTGGCCTATGTGGCTATGACATAGACGATGCGATTAAAAATTATTGCATGGAACATTATCCTACAGCACTGGTAGCTATTGGTAGTAAGCACAGCATACACCTACCACCAAGCCCCGCACATTTAAACATGATATTTGACTATGCTGAAATAACAGATCGTTATCCCGTCTGTATTTATAATCCTACACTGTTTGAAATAGATCTAACACGCTTTGACGAAGAAGAGATAGTGCGTTTTGACAGAAATGGTAAAACAAAGACTAGCGATTATGATCCGTATCGTGTTAAAGTAGTATATGCTGGAAAGATACCTGCGACCTGGGACTTTCCTGTGCCGTTGATGGTAACTACCTTTGAGATGATGTTTGGTGGGCGCAAGATGGACTGGACACGTAGAGCAGAAAAGATCATCTACTATGGTGCAACACAAATAAGAGAATACGACTAATGCTAACGTTAATTCTTAACGACGATTCAATGGTTGATATAGAACTTAATCAAAATATAATTAGCCAATATATAGAAAAATCTTTTCGACATCTACAAAATTTACCGTTGTCGTTTCATATCTATGACTATTTAAAATATTATAGTCAAAATAAAGAACTTTTATATCGTACATTACTTGACGCAGCTAAAAAATTAAATATTGATATTGATGAGGCACAATTAACAGATCAGAAATATCTTAATTTTTTACATAAAACATATGAATTTGGATATAATAAAGGTTCTAATGTTTGGTTAGAATTCCATGAAATGATACACGCAATCGAGGCATTAAATAATAATAACCTAGTATCAGATCAAGTAACAATAAATTATAGAGAGTTGTCTGGGCCGTTGGAAAAACCTTTTAATAGGAATTATCTAGAACATGCTGTGCAGTCTATTTCAAAAGGTACCTGCTATTGCCAATGGAATGAATTAGGTAAAAGCCCATATCGATATTGGTCAGACAACGAACCCGACGACATTGCTAGAATTTATCAGCTAGCTAAACCTTGGACAGTGTTAAGACCTTCTGTGACTATCGCTTTAGAAGATATAGATTTTACTCTGTCGCAAGAAGACCAACAAAGATTCGATGACTGGTTTTCTGGATATAAAGAGTCATGGATGCAACATTGGAATTTAGATCATTGGGACGAAAAGGAAATGACCTCGGTGATACCCATTGGACAAATTTCTGACGTTGATGAGTTAAAAGAAAAAATATATCAGGGCAATAGAGTAACTAAGGTACATGTCAGATGAATGTATTGATAATAATTAAAGATGGGCCACTAGTCAATCAGACTTTATCAACGGTAAAATTTGATCAACATGGTACTCCTGTCAACAAACAATTTATCGTATGTGACACCTGGACAGAAGGATTCCTAAAAGCTAAAGTTCTAAGATATCAATTTGGATTATTCGTTGACAGCGGAACTATATTTGATGATATAGTTAAGTTCATTGATAAAATTGCCAAATACCCCCATCAAGGATTGATAGGTCACATTGTTGATCCGTTAAATGCCGATAAATTTTTCTATTTAAACGAACAGTGTTTTTTCCTAGATCTAGAAAAATTTACTGTTGATGATTTTGCTATTTCCGATTTTGTTACTAGTTTTCCGCAACGTAGTGATCGTAATATACATGCCAATTATACTCCTTTGTGGTTAAAACCTTCGGAAGAAAAAGAACAGATTTGGGTGGGTACATCATTTGGTGAAAAAATCCTAGCTAAACAATTAGGAACATCTATAGCAGTCAATTGGAATAATGAATTTAGGAATAACAAGAGATTCTTGTATACAGATGAAGATATCAACGATTGGTTAAATCAGCAGAACGATTATATCTCTATAGCAGAAAATCAGTTGTGGGTGTTCAATAATGAACCAATCCCAGCTGCTGATGAAAAGATTATATTAGCACCTGCTAGTGGACTATTTTGGATAAAAAATATAGTAGGAACAGTTGACAAAATACATCTTGTAGATATAAGTAATGTGCAATTAAAATTAGCTAAACAGTTATGGGAATCTTGGGATGGAACCAACTATGGTCAGTTTGTCTATGATTTTATCAAAGATAGTCAGATAGTGCATTTTAATTTGGATCAACCAACCATGAGCAATTTGGATAGGATTAAACTTAAAAGTTCTAAGATATTTGTCAGCACAGTAAACGAAATATTTTCACAACAAATGATAGATATTGAAAATTTCACCGACGCATGGCAACAGGCTAAGAGTGAAAAACAAATAACATTTAACTTAGATGATATGGTAAAATTTTTACCCGGATATGTAGAATCTGCAGATGATGATTTCAATCTTTGGTTGTCTAATATATTAGACTACAAGTATACTTTGATTAAGAATACAAAACAAGAATATGATAGGTTTACTTTTGCTCTGAACAATGCTAAAATAAAGAGAATACATGGATAGAAATAAAATTGCCAGAGTGTTTGCTAAAACAGTTAGCAGGCACTCTCTACAGACTGTTGTATATAATGCCAATGCTGATTTTAATTGGATCGCTAGTAGCGGGTTACCATGGTTGGTATTAGATATCAGCGTACCCTATGAAACTATTTTTAACGAAATAAAACATATTTCACACCTTTTTGTTGATCATAGGGATGAATATAATACCAATGATGGATGGCAGAGTTTTTGCCTACACGGTAAATCATATGATGCTACCAGAGAAGATGGGTTTTACAGTGATAATAGAGAACTTTCCTGGACCAATGAAGCATTAGAATTTTTACCACAGACTGTTGGGTATTTTAAAAATGTTTGGCCCTGCGATAGTTACAGTAGATTACGGATAATGAAATTATCCCCAGGCGCAATAATAGAAGTACATCAAGATCACATAGGTCCACCGAGAATGGGTCCTATAAACATAGCAATCACGCAACCAAATAATTGTAATTTCTATGTTGAAGGGCACGGTATTATCCCATTTGTTCCGGGATCAGCAGTATGGTTAGATGTAGGAAATAGGCACTGTGTTATCAATGATAGCGATGAAGATAGATATCATATCATCGTACATCAAAAAAACGAAACAAAGGAATTTGCAGATCTTGTAACAAGATCGTATAATAAAACATATGGCACTAGCTAGATTAATAATTAAAGACGAAGTAAACGTAAAGATTGAAGGGCTGGATCTGCATGAACGCAAAGAACTTTCAAACATGTTCAAGTATGAGATTCCTGGTGCACGCTACTTGCCAGCAGTCCGTCTAGGACGGTGGGATGGTAAGATAGCATTCTTTCAATTGGGTGGTAGCACTTACATCAACTTACTACCAGAGATACTAGTATACTTAGACAGTCGAGGGTATCATGTAGAAGTAGAAGATCTACGCGATTATCAAACACAATTTAGTTTTGAACAGGTCAGTGAAGATAGTTACAGTCATCTAACATGGCCTAAGACTCATCCTCAAGCAGGTACACCGATCATGCTACGTGACTATCAAGTTAAGATCATCAATGAGTTTTTAGAGAACCCACAATGCCTACAGGAAGTAGCCACAGGTGCAGGTAAAACTTTAATCACCGCAGTGCTGAGTCATAGATGTGAGCCACATGGGCGTACCATAGTCATCGTTCCAAACAAATCATTAGTCACACAAACAGAAGCAGACTATAAGAACATGGGATTAGATGTTGGAGTCTACTTTGGAGACCGTAAAGAATTTGGTAAGACGCATACTATCTGCACTTGGCAGAGTTTGAATATCTTGCTCAAAGGATCACGCAACCACGAAGTAGACATCACTATCGGTGAATTCCTACAAGATGTTGTCTGTGTCATGGTTGACGAAGTACACATGGCCAAAGCAGATGCGCTTAAAACTCTGCTTACTGGTGTAATGGCACACGTACCTATACGCTGGGGATTAACTGGCACAATACCTAAGGAAGACTACGAATTTGTCAGCCTAAAGTGTAGTATAGGTGACGTTATTGGCCGGTTAAGTGCCAGTGAATTACAAGAGCAGGGTGTACTTGCTAACTGTCATGTAAACGTTCTACAGTTAGTTGATCATGTAGAGTATAAAGATTACCAAAGTGAGTTGCGATACTTACTCGAAACAGAAGAACGATTAAACTATATCGCTAAATTAGTAGAGTCAATACGTAAGAGTGGTAACACACTTGTGCTAGTAGATCGTATCGCACCAGGACGTGCTCTAATAGAAAAAATTAAAGATGCTGTATTCGTGTCTGGAGGCACTAAAGCAGATGATAGAAAAGAACAATATGACGACATTGCGACTATGGACGATAAGGTTATTGTCGCCACTTATGGGGTTGCTGCTGTTGGCATCAACATTCCTCGTGTTTTTAACCTTGTGCTTATTGAGCCCGGTAAGAGCTTTGTTAGGGTCATCCAAAGTATCGGGCGTGGTATCCGTAAAGCGGAAGACAAGGACTTCGTCCAAATCTGGGACATAACAAGTACCTGTAAGTTTGCCAAGAGGCATTTAACTAAACGTAAACAGTTTTACAAAGATGCAGCATATCCGTTTATCGTTGAAAAAACGGATTGGCAATCAAAGTAATTTAAAGGAGCATTAAAAATTTATATTCTGACCCTCGAAAACACCGCGTATGAAATGAATGAGATTCCAGATGAAGTCGAGGATTTGCGTTTCGCTATATTAGATAATAGCGATCCAAAGAACCCTGACTATTTCTTCATCCCATTAATCTTCCTAGAAAGTTTCAATAGTCCAGCGTTGGTGCTACGCATTGGTAATAATCTGGTCAAGATGCCAGTGGATTGGCAGATACTTATCGGCGAACCAGACTTTGGTGATTTGGAAGTCATACCGTTGACATCAATCAACGATCGCGGGTTTAGCGTGTTCTGTTTCAATCCCTTAGACAGCTTTAAACCAGAGTTCCATCCCATAGAGATCGTGGACATCTATCAGGATGTCAAATGGTATTTTCCCAAACTGCGCCCTGGGCAGATGCTGGCAGTGCCAATCAATGATGAACCACATCCACTGTGTGCTTACTTTGTCAAAGACATCAGTCGGCAGAGTGAGGTGGTGGACTACGGTAAGATATGGTAGAGAATGGGTAATTTGAAACCAGGTGCAACGTATATCTATGAAAGTCCAGATGGTGGTGATACCATTTATGCTCGTGAAGCAAACGCACCGATAGAATCTCGCGTGATGATCGGGCAAAGCTGGCAAGCTAAAGAATTGATTGAACAACGCATGTGGACGGACATTTATAAGCACCGTAATCGAAATACTGCTTTACAACACGCGGTAGAAGAATGTATAATTATATATAAGCTCTCAGAGGAATATAAAGATGGCATTTAACCCACAACAATTTAAACAGAAAAAGAAACGAGCAGTAGATCCAAACGCACCACCACGCCCAAATCTGTTGTCACATGACAAGACCATACGTGAAGGCCAACAGGCATTCACACAGCTAGAAGATCGTGTGCAGAGACAAGCAGAAGAGATCGCAAGATTGAAATCAGATTATACCAACATGCAACAGAGTGTGGCACAGATCTTAAATTATCTACGTAAAGGTCGCTAGTGAGTAACCCAGATCCGTTATATATTGGTAATGAAATGGCCGCATTTGATCGCAAAGATCGTGCGTACTATGACAAGTTTACCGATGAACAACGTAAAAGTTTTTCAACTTACCTAATGCTCAAGTATGGTGCTAATGTATCAGGCAATGCAGACATGCAGGCCTACTATCTCATGGCTACCAATGAGCGTGTTAACAAGAACTTCTTTGATCTAGGTAAACACCCCAAGCTACAGTGGTTATCGTGCACCACGGTTAGTCCACAGATGGGCAACCAATTCCACTATTGGCTCAAGGGTAAGAAAAAAGAAGGTGACAATAAGAGCCAGAAGTTCTTGGCCAAGTTATATCCTACGATGAAATCAGACGAAATAGAATTAATGGCAAAAATCAATGATAAACGAGATATTGCAGACATGGCACGAAACCTCGGACTTGATGACAAATCAATTAAAGCCGAGCTATAAGTGTCGCTATTGTAGTAAAGAGTTCCGCAAGGAATCGACCCTTGCTGCGCATCTTTGCGAAGAAAAAAGACGTTGGCAGGAAGAAAAAGAAACTGGTGTACAGTTTGGACTCCAAGCATACTTACGATTCTATGAACTAACACAAGGATCAGCAAAGATGAAGTCGTACACGGACTTCGTTGCTAGTCCTTACTATCGTGCCTTTGTCAAATTTGGACGTCACATGGTTGGTATCCGAGCTGTTAATCCTAAGATGTTTATAGATTGGGTGATCAAAGAAAACAAAAAACTTGATCATTGGACGCATGAGCGAGTATACTTAGAATACCTACGAGGTTATATGCGTAAGGAAGCAGTCCAAGATGCTCTTGAACGTGCCCTAAAGGAGATGCAGGATTATGCAGACGAACATGGAGAGTTTAAAAATGGATTTAGTGATTATTTTAGGTTTGGCAATCCTAATCGCGTGTGCCATCACATCGCTAATGGTAGGGTTAGTCCTTGGATTGTGTTTAATTGCGATACCGGTGTTGACTTTCTTGATGCTCTTAATGATGATCAAATTGGTCTTATTCTTCCTTGGATAGATCCTGAGTATTGGCAACGTAAGTTTAAAGATTATGTGGCAGATACTGAATGGGTCAAACAGATACTCAAGGACGCTGGATTATAATGGAACAAGAATTAAAAGAAGAATTATTTAAGCTAAGATCTGAAATAGTTAAGATGCATAATGATATAATCTATATACAGCACAGCATAACAAAAATTGCTAAACAACTGAGTGAGTTGTCTGAATCAAAGCCTGAAGAAAAAAACGTAGAAACAATATTCGGAGTCAACACTAAAATTGAAAAACTTTAAGTCAGATATTGATATTGATTTCAGTGATAGGCAACAGGTACTAGACTTGTTAAATGTCACACCAGCCAGCATCATACGTGATGGAAAACTAACACGTCACAATACTGGAGTATATGCTACAGACATACCCGTAGATCCATTCTCAGGATCGGCCAGCTTAGACTATAATGACGCAGAAGCTCGTGGTTATATGAAACTAGACTTACTTAATGTCCATGTTTATAAGCAAGTAAAAAGCGAAGAACATTTAATCACGCTCATGCAAGAACCTGATTGGTCTAAGTTATATGACCCCGCGATATGTAGTCAACTAATTCACATCAACAATCACTATGATACCTTGCTTAAGATGCCTGAGCCCGTAGATAGTATTCCTAGACTAGCTATGTTCTTAGCTGTGATCAGGCCCGCAAAGAGACACCTAATAGGTCGGACTTGGAAGGAAGTTGCTGAGACTGTATGGGATAAGGTTGAGGGCGAGTACGCATTTAAAAAGAGCCATTCTCTTGCGTACAGTCAATTAGTAGTGGTAAATCTTAATCTACTAACCAACCTTTCTAATTAATGTAATACTACGGCGTTTACTGCGTTTATTAGCTATTTCTTTTAGGCTTACGTAAGGGCCATGCTCGATAGTCACATCCTTGCTGTTAAATGTTTTCAGTACTACCCTGAACTCCACCCAATCTTTCTTTAAGAATACATTGATGGGCACTAGCCTATTGCTTTCCCACCACCACTGATCTGCCATCTCTAAAAAGCGAGTTTTCTGTGCTAGGGTACGTAGAGCCGCGTAATCATAGATAGTAGTGATGATTTCATCTGAATTTTGGATGATGCCTATATAGTCATTGCCCCCGTAAATCACGAAGCTTAAAAAGGGATATTGATCTAGTAAATTCTTGTAACTATCTTCCATAGGATTGCGATAAATACTCTAAAGGGATCAGCGAAGTGCCAATCATTACAAGTTATTTATATTCAAATATTTTCACTGTCCAGATTCTGGACTATAATGACCCCACAATTACAACGAGGAACCGAGTCGTGTATCAAAGACCAATAGAAATCTACCGTGGTGCAGATAATCCAATAACCATTAAATTTAAGAACCAGGATCAGAAAGCGGCAAATATTGCGGGTTTGACCTTTAGTGGGTATATCATTGATTACTTAAAAGGCAATGTCGTAGCCAATGTCAGCGTGACTGTTAGCAATGTCACAACTGCTACTGCTAGTACTATGTTGACCAGTGATTTCTTAAACACGCTTCCCCAGAACAAATATAAACTGGCATTCTTAAAGTATGATGGAGTCTATGAAACACCCACATACAGCAATGATAATTTTAATGTCTACGCTGAACTAAACATTAATCCAGCATTTGAAACAGACGCATTTACTTCAAGCACCACAGACTACAGTGGCAATGTTGATCTAGGTACGATATAATGACTGCACCAAGAAGATTACAGTTAAG